ATACACTCCGTACAGTCTATCATTTTTAACTAACGCATTTTCAAACTTTTGGAAAAGAAGAAAAGTACAAACAGCATCCATTGCTGCGTAGTCTTTCATTATATCAAAAGGAATTGTGTCCCAAGTGAAACTTCCTTTAAGAACTCCATTTCTACGGCAGTATTCATCTATCCAATCATACATTCCTTTTTCATAATCACCATATGGTGTATACTTAAGAGCTAATTGTTTTAATCCATGTGTGCCAGGATTTTCATCTAACATATAATGAAGAAGCATAGTATCTTCAAATCTTGGAAAGGTAAATCCAAAATGATATTCAAAGAAAGCTAAGTCAAACTTAGCATTGTGAAATACTACTCTCTTTTTACTAAATAACTGCTGTAGTAATTCTTCGGCTTCTTCATCAATACAATCTGTACTAATGTATGCTCCATGCTCAGGCTCATAAGAAATACTAAGACCAAGCATATAGCCATCACGAGGATAAAGTCCTGTTGTTTCTGAGTCAAGAGATATAAAATCAAAAGGTGCATCTAATGCTTTGTTCAAAAATTCTATTAAATCAGAAGTTTCTGTAATTCCATAGCATTTATCGTTTCCTAATCTTTGTTGTTTTAGTTCGCCTTTAATATATTTTGTAATGTTTGTTGCTGATTCTTCCCATGTTTTCTTTGCTTCTGGTTTAAAAGCTAGCATAGCTGGGTTAATAACTGGTAAAAACTTTTCGTCTACAACTCTTCCGCTATATTCTGTAACGGAGTTTTGTTTTGTATAAAATTTAAGTGCTTCAGATCCTACAAGTATAATCCAATCGTAATCATCTATATTTATATCTATATCACAATCTCGTTTTAATACTTTCTTAATTGTAGGATCAGAGCATAGTGCAAATCTATCAAAATTAAACTCGTTATTAAATAATTGTACAAAGTCCTGTCTACTCGGTTTATTTTCTATGAGGGCTACTTTAGCCATATAAATTCTCCTTTAATTCTTTTACTTTTTGTTTTGTAAGTGATCCTGCATCCCCTAAATTACTTGGTATTTTTATATTTTTATGTAATATTTCTGCTATATCACACATTTCTTGTACTTTGATAGCAGCTTCTTGACCTGCTTCATCTGGATCAAAGAGTAAATCAATACCAGATACTCCTTGCATTTTTAATAATTTTAGTTTATCTATATCAATGTTTCGTGTTCCAAAACAACAAATACTATTTTCTAGTCCTTTGTCATGTAGATTTAATACATCAAATATACCTTCTACTAAAATAACTCGTCCCTTAATGGGGCGGACTTGAGCAGGGAATAGAGGTAGCACTGCTTTAGGGGGATGGATTATGTACTTTGGAACTTCAGTTGGGGACTGAGTTCTGCAGTTAAATGCTACTATTCTACCTGTCAAGTCCTTGATCGGAAAAGAAATTCTATTTGTAAAAGGTTTATCTGGATGAAGAAATGCACTAAACTTTTTATAAGTTTCAGGTTTTATCTCTCTCCAATTACCTACATACGGCATAAAATTCTTTGGCATCTTCAATCCAACAGAAGATGCTCTTTTTTCTTCTATTTTTCTTCTAACTTTTTCTCTGCGTATATCTAATGGATTAGAAGGTGCATTGTAATAATTAAATATATTACCTCGAAAGCCACAAGAAAAACAGTTGTAAACTCCTGTTATTCTATCAATCCTCATACTTGGATTGTTATCATCATGCTCAGGATTTAAGCATGATACTACACAGTCTGCTGGAGACAACTTATAATTTATCTTTCGTTCCTGTAGTAGTTCTTCAACTGTCATTAATTGCTATTTCTTCTTTTCTTGGAGACTTATGTTGCCATTTTAGCATATCTCCGATTTTTTCAAAATGAGTCATTTCTACTCCTGCATCATCAGTTTTATTAACATAATATCTACTTTTCCATACTAATTCTGCCATTTGAAACCAAATTGCTACCATTCTTTCTGCTTCTTTTCTATCAGACCACAAAAAGAATAAATTCCACCAATCTTTTTCAAATTTATATATTTCTATTTTTATATCTTTAAAAGTATATCCTTCTGGGTGTGTTCTTACTAATTCCCATAAAGCTCTTAATCTCTGACTTCCAGCGATTGGGTAATAGTTTGGCATAACTAAAATAGGAGAAAGTATTCCATCTCTTTCTACACTTTCCATAAGTTCATTGTTTAAAGGAACTTTGGGAATATTTTTAGTTACTACTGGTTGATTAAGTAAAAATTTTACTTTTTGAAATTCTACTGTAAAAGGTGGCAGAGGAATACTCTCTGCCAACTCCTTACTAATTCTATCTGCTGCCACGCTGTTTTCTCCATATTCCGCGTCTGCGTCTTTTTTCTATTTCCATTCTAATCATATATGTTCTGATTAATGCAACTATAGTAAATATAAATGTAGTTGTTAATGAAATAAGAAAAGCACTTTGCCAATGCCACTTTTCTATAAATAACCATAATAAAAATGTTTGCAATGGAAAGTTAATTACTAATGCTGCACCTACTTGTATTACTGATTCTTTTAGTGCAAATGCTTCTGTTTTAGTCATTATCTGTCTCCATATCATCAAATAATTTGTTTTCGTGTTCTTGTTCAAATATAGTTCTAAATTCTTCTATTGTTGGTAATGGTATTTTTATTACTCCATTCTGTAAGTTTCGTGCATATTCATTATATGCTTGTTGTAATTGTGCTTCTGTATATAATATCATCTTTGTTGTCTATATAATTTCCACCACTTACGACCTTCGCCATATGCTGCGGATTTAATTTTATTGTAAATCATCTACTCTTTCTCCAGTTTTCATACTAGTTTCTATAGCTTCTCTTTCTTTGGGATTAAGTGCTGACTGAGGTCCAATCTTTAATGTTTCCCAATCAACAACACTTGTAAAACTTTCCATACGATTACTTCTCATTTTTACACAATTAAATGTCATACATTCATCTTGTTGTTCCCAAGTTTCTAAAGCATAGGCAGCATCTGCAGCATCTAATATACCTTTTGCAAATCTAGCCTCTCCACTTGCATCTGTTTGATAAGGTGCAAAGAAGAGAGTTTCATACTCTTGTGCATATAGTTTCATTTTCTTACTTACTTCTATTTGTTCTGTCCAGTCATACTGTCCTGTACGACTAGGGGCATTATGACGTCGAACTTGGTTTAGATAGTCTACTATTACTACTCCTATATCTAATTGATTAATTTTCTTATCTAATTCAGACTGAATTTTAGAGAGTGTAAGAGCTGGATCATAGATTACATCTAGTTGTTTTTCTTTGTGTAAAGGAAGTTTTGTTAATTTCTTATGAAAATCTTCAAAATTATGAGTTTTTTCAAATTCTGGTAATAATTCATGTCCACCATCAAAACGACCTGCCCACCAGCCACCAACTAAATTCCACTCTTCTGCACTTAACATTTTGCTGCGAAGTCGTTTGAGCGGAATACGAGTAGCAATGGAGCATATTCTTTGTAAAATTTGTCTGCTGTCCATCTCTATTGTAAAGTACAAAGCGCTACGCCCTGAGGCATATACATTTGCTGCAAGATTACAACAGGTTAAAGATTTACCAGCACCTCGTCGTCCTCCTACTAGGACTAGATCTCTTGGTGAGAATTGTATTTGTGAATCATACTCACTATTGAGTCCCAAGGGTAAATACCTCGATAGTTCTTTGTCGTCCTCGAATAAAGATATGCTTTGCATACTTTCTTCGGGTGGTTTGACATCTACCTTGTCACTTACCCTCAACACTATTTCTTGGAGTTGTTCTATGTTTTCTTCTGCACTAGCCATTGCGACTGTGTTGTCAATATATTTATCAAGTTCATCTAGTATTTCTACTTGTGCATATTCATTCTTTAAATAGTCAAGTAATAGCCAAGCGTCAACCTCGACTTCAACTGATTCGATTGCAAATATTTTTTCTTGAAGGGTTCGATCTCGCACTTCATAACGGAGATCTTCGAATTTGGGGAGATCCTGATAATTATCGATATGTTTATCTAGGATACGGAATATCGGCTGGTACTCGCCAGGTAGGTAATGTTCTTTTAACTTAGACCATGTATCTAAATCTTTTTGAACAATAATTTGTTTTAGTAACGCAGACGCAATATTCAATGAACTCTCCCATAAGTTTTTTAAGCAAAAAAGTGGGGGAACGAATCCCCCACACGAAATTAATTAGTAATTAACCGATTTCTTTTTTAGCTGCGCCGTTGTAGTCTGAACATTGTAGACCTCTTCTTGTTAGCATAGTTTTAACACCTCTAACTGTTTTGCCAATTTCGTCAGCAATTTGTTCTACAGTCATTCCAGTGATATCTAAGCCAGCAAGTACGTCTGCTTTGCTTGAACCTTTGGTTTCTCTTTGTTTTGGGATAGAGTTAATCTCACCACTTCTTAATAGAGAAAGAGCTTTACCTCTGATTGAATTAACTGATTTGCCAAGTGCGTCAGCGATATCTTCTACAAAAGATCCACCGTTAACCATTTCAACAAATGTTGCTTCTTCTTCAGGAGTGTAAGTTCTAACTGTTTCTACTTTAGGAGCTGGTTTGACATGCTCTGTAAGTTCCATAGAAAGGATTTTTCCTTGAATTGATTTAGCAGAGAACTGTCCACCTTCGAAGTGAGATGCGATCTCAGCATAGGTGTAATTTCCGCTGTTGTCTTGCACAAAAGTTGCAAGTGTTGCTTCTTGATCGTCTGAAAAAGACTTAGAAGCAGATGCTGAAGCTAATTCAACATCAAAACCCATTTTTCTCAATTTTGAAGAAACTGATCTTGTTGAAGTTTCAAGTTCTTCTGCTGCTGATGCAACTGTTGACTGAGAAATAGGGCTTTCAGAACCTACAAAGTCTACAAGAGCTTGGGTTCTTTCGTCTGTCCATTTTGGTAATGCCATTTTTAAATTTCCTTAATTAAATTTTTTATGTTATTATATATTGTTATTCCCATAGTTTCTGCTTTTCTAGTTTTCGCACTTTCGATGCCACTCTCATTTATTAAAATAGTAACATCTTTGGTCAAATTATCCTTTACAACAAAGCCGTATTTTTCTAGTACTTGTTGTGCGGCTGCTTTTGTCGGATAGCTTTTTAACTTTCCTGATATACAAACTGTTCCCTTAGTGTCAGTCGAACTGACCTGCGCTTGCTTTTTACAAGTAAAAGAAAAGGGTAAGTTATAATATTCATTTGCATGAAAAGTGTTTACTAACCAGTCCACAAGATTCGACGCCGCTTTCTGACCCAGACCTGCCTCTGTGCACGTCTCTAGGGTTATCTCATTTAATGATGAGATGTTTTTTGCTAATTTATTAGAGGCACTTGTGCCGATCAGCGGTATCGAAAAGGCTGGAAGTAGAGTTATTAGGTCGACGCTCTTTGATTTCTGTATCTCTGCGTGTAACTTCGTACCCAATTTCTCTGATTCCAGTAAAAAAGATATTTCTTCTTGGGATAATGAATAAATATCATGGTAATCTTCAAGACCTAGTTTTGCAATAGATGCTGGACCAAGCCCTTTGATTTTTAATGTTTTTGCGAAGTGCTCAATCTTTTTAAATGACTGAGCAGAACAATCACTGTTTTTACAAAATAGTTGATCGTTAACCCATTCTAAAGCACTGTTACATGCTGGACAATGTGTTGGCGGTACTATCTGTCTCAATGTTTGTCTTTCTCCCAAATATGATAATATTATAACAAACGAGTGACCATTTGTCAAGAATTATTTTTGGGGAAGTGGGATAAAATAAGAGAAGAAATTTTGAAACACTCTGTATGCCCACCAAATTTTTGAGTTGGGGAATAGCTATCATGTTTAAACTTCTCATGAAGGGACTGCTCAATTTTCCAGCAGTTGTAGATGGTGTCGTGATAAGTTCGTTGAATACGCAACTCATAGCCTTTAAAACCACGACTTCTTTTGATCACATGCCGCCAGTCTTTTCCACTAGCGATTCCAACCTTGATACATTCACGTTCAAAGGTTTGAGTATTTACTAAAATAACTCCATAAAGAACTCCTTCTTTGTCTTGTTCTTCTGGGTGATTATTAAAATATGTTTGGTTATAAACTCCACTCATATTTTTACTTGCCACTTATTACAAGTTTCTTCTGATAAAACAAGGGTGGGAGTGGCAACTCTGCACCACCCTTCGGTCAAATTTTTAGATATATCATGCAGAGGCTCATAGAATTTACACTCTCCACATGGATTTGTTGGTAGAGGTTTTTCTCTACGAAGTTTGATTTTCTTCAAAGTTCTTTACTCGAAAACAGTAGTTATCTGCTGCACTTTCTGCATATTCTTCGCTGTGTCCGTCATACTTCTCTGAAGCAATAAAGACTGAATCGTCTCCTTGAGTTTCATAGTAATCACAGCCCCAAGTACCATCAGAGTATTTAAATACTACTGCTTCACGACCATCTTTTACATAGGTGTGATATGACACTCTATCTGATTGTTTCATTAATTGTTCCTTAGTGCATTCGCACTGATAACGAGGTATTCCACATACCTCACAGTCCATTTGTAAATACATTAATCTATCCTTGCTACTATTTGTGGGATGATTTCTCCTGCTCTTATAACTTCTACTTGGCATCCGATTTCTAATCCCAGTGCTTCTATGATTGCCATATTGTGTAGAGTTGCTCTACTTACTGTGGCATCGCCTATTTTGATTGGTTCGAGTATTCCCACTGGGGAAACACATCCTGATTTACCTACTTGCCATACAACATCAAGTAGTTTTGTAACTACTCCTTCTTGTCGTACTTTCTTGGCAAAGGAGGCGCGGGGATGGTGAGAGGTATAGCCAAGCTTTTCAAAGTAAGCATTGTCTATAACTCTCCACACATTTCCGTCTTGGGGGAATTCTGTATAATCTGCATCAACGGAGGTTTCAAAACCCCATTGAGAAAGAAGATGCATATCTTCGATATAATTATTCGTTGGATATGGTTGCACTCCGTATGCAATAAATGTTAGATCTCTTTCTCTAAATTCGTTGATGTCTTTTAAGTTTAGCGCACCCGCTGCATAGTTTCTTGCGTTTTCAATTGTAAGTGGTGCGACTATTTCTCCTGTGATCTGCATTACTTTTGTACTTTCTGCTTCGTCTGTCCATATTTCACAGGGAACAAGATATCTCATTTTGTCTGTAATATCCATTCCAAGTTTGCCATCACCTCTTGTTAAAGCAAGGGATAACTTTCCTCGAATATATTGTAGACTTACTGCAGCACCATCAAGTTTTGGAGTAACAACAAGTGCTTCTCCATCATAATGTGGTGCATTTTCTCCAGCATATACTTTTTGTAGAGAATACATGCGATAGGCATGCGGATATCTATTATCATAGGATTCACTTCCTACTGTTTCTGAGATTTCATACTGTTCAAGCAATCTATCATATAATTCGTCAGACATAAAAGGCTTACCATTGTAGTAAGCAACTTTTGCTTGTTTGATTAATGCCTCTAAATTTTTCATATGTATATTATACTAAATTTAACAAGACTTGTCAAGA